AGGTATTCATTATTCTCGTGCCAAGTTCTCTGTAGTATTCCATCATCGAGGTTGACAAGTGTTTGTCTATAGTTCGCCCTACCTGCGAGAAACAACGCTCTCTCCAACCCTCCGCTGTCATCCTTGAATTTAAAAAGATCAACTTCGGAAAGGTTACAGAAACTTTTGTTCCCAAGGAGTATTTCAGCACAAGGGTTAACTCCTGAGAACCAAGGTGCTCTGCGTCTAGCTTCCTCTCCATTGATAATTCCTGGCTCCGATCCACCTGATTCTTTAATGATTTGAAAGACCATGTCGAGTTCACTATCACTTGGTTCCCTCCAGAATACTACACTGTTATTAGATTGAGCACGATGTGGTGAGGAAGACAAGTCCTCCTTAGCTCTTGCAAACTGTTCCCACTGTGGAGTATCATGATAGACCAGGGCTATCTCTGCTGATCTCCTAGAAGATAACACAGTACCTAGCCAGTTCATAACATCTAAGATATCCATCTTACTCAGGAGCTGTCCAGACTTCTTGTTTAGAATCCGAACGATTGCTGAGAAGGCTTTTGATATTGGCCCATCACCTGAGCTAATCCATCCGTATCCTGCGAGTCGTTGACCAGCTGGTCTGAGTTGTGTGAGATCGAGTACGAACTTTGTAGCTTTCCCTTTGAATGAAAGAAGTTTACCGATAGACTTTGCCCAAGCTTCAGCGGAGTCTCCAACTGTAATCGTCCAAGTCCCAGAATCTGTAGACTCTTTGTTCCCTTCGTGTCCTCCCTTTTTAGTGCGTTTTGAACGAATGATTGACACATCTTTGATTGGGGATGTGAATCCCGATAGTGTTCCGACAACAGGCGTGAATCCCACGCCACATCCCTGCAACAAGAGCCATAAAGAGTCAACCACATCATGGATAGTCTCCACTTTTAAGTGTGCACAATTAAACTGAGAAGCCTCACGCTTCTTAGCTACATCTGTTCCTCCTAACCATAGGGTTCTACCTGATACCATTACCTTACGTTCTAACATGAGCTGACGTAGCTCCTCCAGCTCACCACACACAGCCTGATAAGCTGTACCCTCAGGGAAAGGCTTACCTAAAGCTCTATCCCAGAGCCATCCTTGATGCTGGATGACTCTATCAACTGTGTCCTCCCACGTTTCATACCCTGTCTCCGTAGGTCTATTGTATGTACGTCTGGTGATTACTTGTGCTCTTACACTTGTCAATGTACTAAACCCTCCAAGATGGGAGGCTCATAGTTCAGTCCTTTCATGACCTTACCATCAGCATCTTTGATTAACGGTAGCTTACTCATGTTACTTTTATGTACCAACTTAAAGGCTCCATCAAAGTCCATACCAAAGGACACAGCCATACCTTTGATAACATATACTACATCACACATCTCCTTCAACAGGTTCTGCATTAAACCATACCTATCATCCTTGTCGTTCAGCTCTTCTATATCTAACGCAGCAGTAGCCAACTCTTGGATCTCCTCAAAGAGTAGCTTGAGTCTGAAGTCCATCAGCTCTTTACTATACGGTTGATCAATTGCTAACTTCATCTTCTCGTGAAACTCTCTAACCTTTTTCATTATAGTAATGTTCCTTCATCATTTCGATACATTTAATTGCTTTGTTTAAGTCTTCGACTCCGTTCTTATCTTGGTGTCGGACTACATATTTAACTACACTACCTACGTCCATGCCTAATTGATTCTTAATAATAAATGTCCAAGGATCTATCTTATACTTAGCATAGTAAGGAGGTCTGATGTTAGTAGCTCCACCTTTCCACTGATCATTCATCTGATCCTCTTCTGCTGATAGCTCAGAACAATAGTTCATATGATCTGTTGCTTCTTTACCACACTCTTCACAGTACATTAGTTTTTTGACGGCTCCCATAATCTCACCTCTCCTGTATCAAAGTTATAGTCATCAGCTCTTAAGATACGAGCCACCCTTGCTTGTACTAATGCTTCAGCTTCTGTTAGTCCTGCTTTCATAAAGGCTGACAGTACACCAGCCCACTGTGGAACCCACGTAAGTATATCTGAAGCTCTCTTAGGTCCAACACCTGGACACCCCTTGTAGTTATCTGTAGAGTCACCAACTAGGGTCTGATATAAGTGCATATAATCAGCAGCTCTCTCAGTAATAACCTCAGTAGTCTGCTTGTCTATGTTGTAGTACTCACATGGTATCGTTAGCATATCCTTATCAACACTGACAATAATGTTACGAGCATACTCACCATTGGTAGCCAGGATACCTAGTGTGTCATCAGCTTCTAGCATAGGAACCTGGACATACTCAAAGGTACTCTTCAAGTAGTCCACTAGAGAATGGTATCCCATAGGTTTCTGTGAGGCTTTTCTTGTGGCCTTGTAACTCTCTAAAATATTGTGTCTAAAATATTTTCCACCTTTAGGAGAGAAACATATAACCACCTCACTCACACCTAACTGTTCCTGCCAGTAGTTTATGGTAGACAAAGCTTGTGACCTTGCTTCCTTTAAGTTAGTAGCTGTGGTAACTATGTCATCATCCCATTGTACCTGCGTCTGGCACGCCCAACAAGTTCTGTATGTAAGTATGTCTCCGTCTATTAATAGCCTTGAAGTCTTCATCTATATCTCCTAAGTTAGCGTGTCGTTTATAGTGGCACACATTGCATAAGTAAGCACACTTTAACAGTTCTTCTAAACCTTGTTGGTAGTTACCACCCTTCACTATCTGTGATACCCTATCTATCTTGTTATTAGGATCTATGTGATGACAGTCTAAAGTTTTGGTAGGATTAACTTGACAACAATCCTGGCATCTGTACTCAAACAACCAACCAATAAACCCTGATACTACCTTCCGTCTATACCTAGACTTCTCCTTTCCATGACGATAAGGACAGTTACTCATACCCATAGAGATACTACTAATCCATAGTTGAGCCAGCTCCTCTATGGAATCAATGGGTCTCGCTCCAATTCTCTCCAATGTGGCTAGTTGCGGAAAGTGGGCAGTCAAATTCAAAGTAGGCTCCAGCTCTTGAAACAGATTCAGCTGCGTGTTGTGCGATGATTCCTGCATATTTATAGTATACCTCAATCTGAAATTCATCGTGAATATTAGCTACAAATTCATAGTCTACTCCCTCTTTCATACCTTCCATCTGAAGTGTATCATCCAGTAAGATCAAAGCCTTCTTCATTAGTACTGCACCTGCACTCTGTAACAATGTATTCAAAGCAGAGTGCTCGCTTCTAATGTGGAGTTTCCGTCCGTCCAAACCAACGAGATGCCCACGCCTTCTGAATACCTGCTTAACTCTGTTGGTAAGCTCCATAAGACCATCGACTCCAGCCAGAAAACTAGCTCTGGAATCTCTACCCTTCTTCGCTCCTCCACCAAGAATTGTACCAAGTTTAGCGTCTCCTGCTCCGTAAATGAATGCGTAGAAAAAAGTCTTAGCAACATCTCTTGAGTCGATTCCAAGTGCTCGCATATTGATAGTATGTATGTCAGTTCCAGCTTCTTTAGTGCCACTGACTGCTGCTTCTGCATAGGTTCCTCCATCGTATCGTTTAAGGTAGCCTGCTAAAGCCCTGAGTTCAAGGCCATCAGCATCACAACCAACAAGAAGCCTGTCTTTACCCCCTCTAAACAAAGACCTACACTCAGTACCGTACGGACTGTATGAGGCAGGAACTTGAGCGACATTAGGGCGGCTATGAGTACAACGCCCAGTGACTGCACCGTTAGTATTAACCCCACCATAGATACGTCCATTCCGTTCAAGTTTAAGCCAAGCATTATCACCCTCCGCTAGTTGTGAGATCCGTTTGCTAATCAAGAAGTGTTCCTTTAGTTCTTTACAGTGTGGTAATGTAAGTTTAGCTAGAACAGACTCATCTATTTTAGGTTTACCATTCGGAGTAAAATCTTTAGGAACCCAACCGAATGTCTTTAAGTTTTTTGCAATGTGGTCTCTTGAGTTAGGATTAAACTCTACCCTCTTAATCTTAGTAAGAGAACCCCCAGCTGTATACCCTCTCTTTAAGTTATCCTTCTTAGGTGTAAGCTCTCCATCAGAAACAAACCAAGAACCAAAGGCTTTCCTTAGACCCCCACCAAGTTCCTCCTGACGCTTAAGCAAATTAACATATAGTTCTTGGCCTTTCTTAATGTCAAAGCTAAAACCATACTCAACTTGACGCTGAATTACTGTAGCAAATTGGTGCTCCAGTTTAATAGCCTCATTGCTATACTCAAGACATTCAAAGTGAAACTTAAGTTCAGATGTAACACAAATATCTTGAACACAATAAGCTGCCATCTCTGGTTTAAAGGAAGCCCAGACATCATCTCCATCAAGCTCTGACTTCTCAACCCCTAAGCGTTTACCCCAAGCTTTAAGACTATGACTACCCCAAAGCTTAGTGTCTATCTGCTTCTCCTTAGCATCCACCTCCCTGAGGCTAGTATGACACAGCCTAGACATTACCAAAGTATCTATGATCTCTGTACTTTTATTTGGAACCCAGCCTAACAGCTTCTTAAGAACCGGCAAGTCGTACCCTATGAGATTGTGTCCTGTTAAAGACTTGGCTTCAGACATTAGTTCCAAGGCATTTTCAATACAATCATAAGGCTCCTCATTGGCAAACACTTGACCAGCTGAAGCACCATCTACTGTCATTCCAACACAATGAACCTTTGTTACATCAGGCAGTAGACCATCTGTTTCAATATCCACTATAAGGTCAAGTCCCATTATACCTTCCTTTCATTAAAAAGACTTTTTTGAGAAAGAACTAAACCCTCCAACTTAGAAAGCCTCTTGTTCATTTGATCGATCCTGACCCACATTGCCAAGTCCACATTCCTGGAGTCTTCCTGTGTCACTGTCGTAGAAGAGCCTTCCTGCAAGTCCCGTAGATGCCCCCTTATATCTTGCCTTAAGTACTCTAACATTGGTTTCACCGTCAGATTGCTGGTCCCGTTCAAGTCCAATGACAAAATCGCTGAGTTGAGCAATACTT